CAAGCATGAATCATCTCCGTTTTATAGATGTACCGGAGATACTCCAAATAGATACGGTCTTCAGCAGTCACTCGATGCGAAGTCATCATAGCCTTCTAAGGCTTCACGAAGGCGGATAATTTCCTTCTCAGCGTTAGATAAGAGCTTAGAGCTTTCAGTATGAACCCGCATTAACTCCATATAGAGTTCGGTATGGGTCATCTTCTGAACCCTATCCATATACATCCGTTTAGCTTCTTCCATGGCTAGGAAAGAAGGTCCTGTACCGTTCATCATGCCGTTCTCCATACTCTGACTCCTATCTCTTCTCTACGGGCTACAAACTTCATTCCAAGGCGTTTAGAGGCTCTGTAATTGGCGTTACACACGACTTGCAGCTTACCCCCTTCAATGAGGAAAGAATCGCCAATAGCCATCTCTTTATACGGGTAGGTCCTTCTGGGTTCGGGGAGCGGAACGCTCTTGCTTAACTCTATATTCATCATGCTATCCCTTATGTGCTATGTAGTCATTATACGCATAAATAAAAGATGCAGAAAAGAGAAAACTGATAATTTTTTTGGGGGGAAAGGGGAATGGGGCACGCACCTAAGCAGACCCAAACCCATTCAATGAACCGGATGCACGCGCTATCAGGTTTAAGAGGTGGTAACCGTCCTAGAACCCTTGTAACATAAGGGTTTAGTATTGTTTTATTGAGTATTTATCCCGATTACCCGATATTATGTAAAGTAACCCGGACGGGAGGGAGGTAATCTCTCAGTCTTCCCGCTTAACGATTGACCCTGTTATATATCTACTAAACAAGTAACCTAGTAAGCAAACTATCTTATATAGTTATTACTACTAATAGTTATTATATCTTATATTGTAATTACTATTGTATCTCATAAAAGCAACAATATTCTAAATAAGTTTACCTAATCGTCCTAATCCTGCTATACAATCTAACTTAGTAGTACACCTAAACAAGATTATTTAACTAGAAAAGAGGTCAATTATGAATAAGCAAGATATCGCGCAAACCATAACAGATGGAATTATTAAGCAATTAGAGCAGGGAACCGCGCCGTGGGTTAAGCCGTGGCATAGCAAACCTAATGAGGGAGCGCCTCATAATCCAGCGTCCGGCACCTATTATCGCGGGGCAAACTTTATTTGGTTATCCATGCTTCAATCTGCCGGCGCTTTTGGTACTTCCGACAAGTGGATGACATATAAGCAAGCGCAAGATAAGGGCGCGCAAGTGGTTAAGGGCGCTAAGGGCGTGCAAGTGATTTTCTATAAACCATTACAAGTGCAGGGCGCGCTTAATCCTACTACTGGCACGCACGATAGCAAGGTCATACCTATGATTAAGACTTATACAGTCTTTAATGCAGATTTTATTGAGGGTTTGCCGGTTGATGAGGTAATTGAGGCGCCTAAAACTGAATTTCAAACTATCGAAGAGTGTGAAGACTTTATCAAGTTATCCGGCGCGACAATCCAGCATGGGGGCAATAGCGCGCATTATGCGCCGGCGTCCGATTACATTCAATTACCAGCGCGGGAGGATTTTAAAAGCAAGCAGGATTACTACGCTACGGCGTTGCATGAATTGAGCCATTGGACCGGTCACAAGTCACGAATTGACAGAGACTTTAGCAAGTCAAAAAGATGGGGAGACTCTGCCTATGCTTTCGAAGAGCTGGTTGCAGAGCTTGGCGCCGCTATGTTATGCGCTCATCTTAAAATTGACGGTCAATTACAGCACGCTAGCTATATTGCCTCATGGTTAAAAGTATTAAAGCAAGATAGCAAGGCAATTTTAAAAGCCGGTGCAGAGGCGCAGAAAATCCTTGATTACTTGGTTAAGGTTGATGAGGTTGCGGACGCTAGCGAAGAGCTAAAAGCCGCTTAATAGGTTGCAATACCCTGCCCGGGGGTTCCGGGCGTCCTAATCTAATGAGGTGAATTATGGCTAAGAGTTATAAAACAAGTAAGCGGGTACCGGTTCAAAAATGCAGGGTTATTGATGGGGGGCGTACATTCTCGCTAGCATTGCCCTATTCAATCGGGCGCGGGTTCTCTATTGGTTCGATAGATTTTGAGGCAATAGGGGGTTATCCATCTAACGGGTTCAAACCTAGCAAACCATTGCCGGACTCATGGTATGTCAATTTGAACGATTAGAGCGGTTTTATAGATATATGGGGGGATAGTATCCCCTCATCAATTTAACGCGCTTAGGCGCTCATTTAAGGGGTTTTATCATGCTTAAAAATTGGCACATGGTTTTATTGATGGTTTTATTGTTTATTGCCGCTCAGTTGGTTTGGGCTTTTTATAGATAAGGGGATTAAGAATGAAGACTTATAAAGTGGAATTGATTGTAAAAATTCAGGAAGATAGCTATCCGGATAAGTGGCTAGCGGACGCGGTTTATGAGCTGCTGGAACCTGAAAACGGAGAGGAGATAGTCAAATACAGGGTTACTGAGTTAAACCCTGAGGAGGCTACATCATGCGCCTAAATATTTTTATTGATACGGAAGACGGGTACCTATTAGGAGAGTCTTTGGTCGAAATTGGTATGTCAATCGGACAAGGGAATAAGAGCGGGAGCAGGGAGGACAAGGAGCGGTACTACTCATGGGAGCTAATCTATCCGGAGGGTGAAATTCCCCGCGCGCCCGCGCAAGGCTTTATTTATACCCCTAGCACGAAGACCGATATACGCGAGACCTTTAAGCGCTTTGGCTGGACTCCATCAGAAGGTAGCCGGTAATGCTTTACTTTATCGTTTTTGTCCTTGCCTTTGTTATTGGCTGGCTACTAGCTAATTCATGGTAGTTGCGCCTTTAATCAATTCATGTTTATAATCACCATGTCGCGGACTGGAACCCGTATGATATTAGAACCCCTTAATGGGTATTTTGTAGGCTTAGATAAGTATGAGAGCATTTATCTAAGCCGTTCCAGTACAAAGTATCCGCTAAGGGGTTTTTCTATTCCTACTACTTTATTCCGTAACGGTTGTAATCGGACGGGAATGACGCCAGCGATTGCAATACAAGCGGACTGGGGGAAAGTAGATGTAATACCGCACATATCGGTGGCGAAGCTAGTGCCGATTCTACGAACGACTGGCGGGTGTAGCGATTCCGTACTGGGAAAGTTATTGAAGGCACCTAAGGATAGGCTAGGTGCGCTCAAACCGTTTGGGATAAGTAGATACGATATGAGTAAAACCATACATAAATTATTAAAGAGAGCCATGATTAACTCATGGAGAATAGACCGCGAACCCTTGTCCAATAACGAATACGCGGAGTTGATAGTCAATACCAGCAGAAAATTTATTGTCAATAAAAGTTGGAAACAGTTAAGACTTGAGGCAATAAAGAAGTACGGCAATAAGTGTTGTAAGTGCGGGAGAGTAGGGTCAAGGCGTTATCCAATCAATATTGACCATATAAAGCCCCGTAAGTATTACCCTGAATTGGCTATGGATATAAACAATCTTCAGCCTCTTTGTGGGAGATGTAACAGGGAAAAGGGCAACAACAATAGCATTGATTACCGTAGCCCTTGTATTGTCTTTTAACTAGGAGGAAGTATGAAAAAAGTAGAACCCGTTGTACCAGTATTCAAGTTGTATGTACCTAAACCACATCCAATGCAGCACCGGATAGATGAGTTTATGGCTATTCCATCCCTTTATAGGAGTAAGTATGAACGCTACTGAATTGGCTTTTTTGTTGGACAAATCAAGAAAAGAATCTTATACATCTGAACATTTAGTTGGCAAAGCAGCCACCATGCTACGCCAGCAACAAGCCGTCCTGATAGCAGAGCAAGAACACAATGAGATGTTAGAGGCTGAATTAAAGGCTATGAGGGAGCAATTAAATGCCAATCAAGTCTGATTTTTGGTACATCTTGCAACGCGAGATAGAGGCTAGAAAAAAATTACGCAAATCTATTGCATAATCGTTTTAATCGTAGTAATGTCTTACTAATTGTCCTAACTAGATGGAGGTAAAAATGATTTCAAATATGCCGGAACCAAAGTTTTGCGTATCCTGCTTGCATTGTTCAACGCTACACGACTCCCATGTCTGTATGCACCCTAAAGCTCGTAAATATGACCTCGTAACGGGTCATTGTGGCAATTCTTTTGCTAGCGTGATGCGTAGCGATAATTATTCATGCTCTATTCATGCGAACTGGTTTACCCCGATTGTCGAGGATGCCGACCTTGACGATTTATCCACAATCCCATTCGGCAAATAATGTCCTAACTAGGAGAAATATCATGGCAAGAACCGTAGGTAGTAAAAACAAAGTAAAACCCGCTTTTCCGTTGAAGGATAAAGAGGTCAAGGAAAGCTATACCAAGGCTGAAGTAGAGCGCCTGAAGGGTTTATTAGCTCGTCAGGATGCGGCTGTTGAGATGGCTAAAGACCAAGTAAGCGACTTGCTAGCAGATGTAGAGTTCTACCGTAAGCAAATCAATCACTTCTTAGCACTTGTAAACATCTTAGCTAAGGGGCAATAACATGGCTAATGACAGAGCAGATTTCGCGCCCGAGATACGCAACGGTGCATGGTGGTCTGGAGACAGCAGGAAGGCGGCTAATGGTAGAGGGAACGAGGCGGTCTTAGAGAAGCTAGGATTAAAAGAACGCCCTAACCTTGACGGGGTAGAGGCAGTCCGTATGGGTCATGTAATGGAACCCGTAATCGGAAGACTAGCACAAGACAAACTCAAACTCGAACTCAAGGAAGCTCCTTATGCTCTTACGCATCCTAAAGAGACTTGGCTACGGTCTCACTTTGATTTTATTAGCGCCGATGGCAGAACTCTTGTGGAGGCTAAGAATTACAACGCAGCCGTCCGTAACAAGTTTGATGCGGAAGCTAACATTATTCCTCACGCGGATATGGCGCAAATTATCCACGAAGCAACCGTTCACCAAGTTGATAGAGTGGTGCTTGCAGTCCTCTTTGGTGGACAAGAGTTTTGCACTTTTGACTTTACTATCACGCCGGAGCAAAAAGAAGCGCTAATAAAAGACATGGCTAGGTTTTGGGGAGCAGTAGAGACCAATACCCCGCTAGACCCTGAGACAACAGAGCAGACCAAACTCATCTATTCCAAGGATAACGGCTCAACAGTCTATGCCAATGCACAAGTAGAGCGAGCAGTACACCAGCTCAAGAATTGCAAGGCGCAGATTAAAGAACTGGAAGAGTCCGAAGAGCAGCTCTTGACGGCATTACAGGGCTTTATGAGAGAAGGCTCAGAGCTTTTAGGAGTGGATGGCAAGGTGTTGGCTACTTGGAAGGCTAGCAAGGCTTCTAAGCGCTTTCAGGCGGATTTATTTAAAGCCGCTATGCCAGACATATACGACCAATTCATTATGGAGGCTCCGGGTTCACGCCGGTTCTTAGTCAAATGAAAGTAACTATTGAACTTGAATCTTGGGAAGAATTGCAAAAATACAATCAACTTTTTTCTTATAAAGCGAATGAATCAAGCCTATTGCTAAATGAACCTATTGATGAGCTTGGTTTAACAGTAAGGTCATATAACTGTTTAAGAAATGAAGAAATTGAAACGATTGGACAATTATGCGATTTATCAGAAACCAATTTAATGAGGGTTCTTAACTTAGGAAGAAAATCTATTTTTGAGATTAAAAAAGCCTTGTTAGATAGAAATTTATCCCTTTCAAATAACTTTAATGTGCAATTTGAAGAAAAAAGGATTAGCAGATGAACAACATTGATATAGCAGTCTGGATTATGGCTGTTAGTTCAGTCATAGATACTATTTACACACTATCGGAGATGATTCATGTCTAATATCGTACCGTTTGGAGAGATGCAGAGCATGGCTGAGGCTATTGCTAAATCAGGGCTATTTGGTATGAAGGACACCAATAGCGTATTGGCTTTAATGGCTGTGGCTCAGGCGGAAGGTTTACATCCGGCTACCGCAGCTAGGGATTACCATATCATCCAAGGGCGCCCCGCGCTCAAAGCTGATGCTATGCTAGCGAGGTTCCAAGCCGCCGGAGGGAAAGTCGATTGGAAGATTTATACCGACCAAAATGTAACCGGAATCTTCACGCACCCCAATGGCGGCTCTTTGGAACTCTCTTGGACGATT